ATTGGTTGGGCTGATAGTGTTGGGCCATATAAGTTAGACGGTATGGATAGTAATGGAGATAAGTGTAAAAATTGTGCTGGTAATATTCCTTTTAATGTTACTAATAATGGTGAAGCCTACAGTATGCACCCCGGAGTAATGAACTGCGTATATGCAGATGGTTCTACTAGAACTATTAATGATAATGTAGATTTAAGAGCATTTGCTGCTGCTATTACTCGTGCAGGTGGAGAAGTAGAAACCATTGACTAAAATTAGTAATGTAATTATTGTTGGGTTATGTTTTATCTATCTTATGATGGTTCTCTCCGTACCTCGGGGAGAACTATCTGATTTGGAAAAAACTAAAATTTGGAAAGTAAAAGACATTTATTTAATTTACAGAATGTTAAGTGATGAGGAATACAGATCAGTTGGAGATGAGGAATTAGTAAAAGAAATTAATAAAACATTTTTTATAGGAAAGGAAATGATAAATGCCATATATAAAAGAGGAAGCTAGAGCAATTTTAGATGATTGCATAGAGAAAATGGTTTACTGCATAACAGACGGTAATATACCTTCTGATGCTGAATTTGCTACAATTTTAGGTGAAATAAACTACAGTTTTTCTAGGATATTATCAGGGTGTGCGGGTAAAACCTCATATAGTAAAGTAGCTATGATTACTGGTGTACTAGAGAATATAAAACAAGAATATTATCGTATAGTTGCCACGAAATATGAAGAACAAAAAATCATAGAAAATGGCGACATAAAAGAATATAGGTAAAAATATGGCAGATAAAGAGTTGAAAGACCTGATAAGAACTCTTGATAAAAACCATAAGGATTTGATTACGAAATACAATGTTTTGGTCAAGAGAACAAGCAGTATAATTACAAGTGTTAATCTTATTAATGAAAAACTAGACTATCTTGTAGAAACTATGTCTATGTTTGAATTGATGGAAGATGAAATACATGAGGACTTTGATCCATACTCTCAACAAGAAGAAGAGTATGAGGAAGTAGACGAAGAAGACGAAGACGAAGAATAAAAATTAATGCTTGACAAGTGATAGTGCCGATGGTATACTTAGACTATCACAGGACAATTACTTTTTTTGGAGACTACTATGAAACTTGCAGATCGGACAGTGGAGATTCACTCACAGGGAATTGATTCTAGCAATCAGTTCAGTATTGCACAGACCAGCAAAATGTTTAAGATTCTATCAGACTCTTTGTATTCTGATAAAGTCATGGCAGTAATTCGTGAACTGTCTACAAATGCAAACGATGCTCACGTTGCAGCAGGGAATCGGAATCCCTTCAAAGTTATTTTACCCACAGAAGCAAACCCTAACTTTACGGTGAGAGATTATGGTACAGGACTTTCTCAAGAGGACATGGAAGAACTCTATACGACTTATGGGGCTAGTAATAAAAATGACAGTAACGATTTTACTGGTTGTCTTGGTCTTGGTTCTAAGAGTCCATTTGCTTACACTAAAAGTTTTAGTACAACTAGTTACCACAATGGGAAAGCATACAATTACATAGCTGCTATGGACGAAGCAGGCGTTCCTAGTCTGAGTCTGTTCGGAATTACCGAAACAGATGAGCCTAACGGTCTTGAAATTAGTTTTGCAGTAAAGAGGCAAGACTATGATGAGTTTACTCAAAAGGCTAAGAGGATATTCCATTACTTTAAAACCAGACCTATCCTAGAAGGTGGTACTAGCACTAATCTTGAAGACCATGAGTATTCTCATAGCAATATTGTTATCGAGGGTGATGGTTGGAAAGTGGGTAAGATTTCTCAAGACCATGAAAAATACCCTAGTGAATATAATAGTCCCGGTGCTGGTGTAGTTGCTGTTATGGGCAACATCGCCTATCCTGTAGATTCTGATAAAATTATCGGTGAACAGGGCGAGAAAAAGAGTGATGCTATTCAAGCGTGGAATAGAACATTTAAAAAAGCAGACGTTGATAGCTGGACTAGTTTAGTTAAAGAAATTCTTAACTCTGGTTTTTATCTTGAGATGAAATGCGAGATTGGTGAACTAGAGATGGATGTTAGTCGAGAAGGTTTGCAATATACTAAAGATGTTGTTGCAACCCTGCGTAAAAAGACTCAAGAGATTTATCTACAACTCAAGAGAGATATGTCCACAAAGATTGCACTGTGTACTAATATCGTAGATGCTTACCAGACATACTATAAAATATCAGATATTACTGGTGGGTATACTACTGGTGCTGCTTGGACTGATCCAGAAGGTGTCACTCATGAATTGTCTGCTGGTACAGACCTAGAATACAAACTAGATAAGAACAAGCAATTATATGCTGTAAATTATCGTAGTGCCAGCTATCGTTCCAAGAGAATGTTGTATCTTACAGACAGAATACATCACGAATCTTTACAGTGTAAGTCATCAAATTATTGGGATAAAAACCGTAAGACTCATCCTCTAACATTCTTTGTCTGTGACACAAGAAGTCCTGAGACTGCCAAAAAGATTGTAATTAAATATTGCAACCAGAATGATTGCATGGCATATCTTATGATCGACACTCAAAATCCAGCAGAAGATTCTGGTGAAGGCTTTACTAAACTTCTCAAGGATATGGGTGGAGAAACTAAAGTACTAAATGTATCAGACTATCGTGACCTGATAAAAAACAATAGTAAAAGTAGCAGAGGTAAATCAGGAAGCATAAGTAAAGATGAAGTGTTTATCTGCGGCTGGTCAAAAGACGTAGACTCTACCTGCAAGAAACTAACAGGTAATAATCTTAATGACTCTATGTATCTCAGAGAACTAAATGATGCACTAGCAGAATGTTTGACAGAAGGTAAGGCTGTGATCTATATTCCTATCAGTAGATATAAGTCTACTTTTGGGTTTCCTAATATTCATCGTATCTCTAGTCTTGCTAGAAGTACTGAGAGTAAATTAGGACAAGATTTATTTAAGAGGTACAATGTCTTTGCTATCAAAGAAAGTGCTGTAAATAAACTAAAGAAGCAAGGTCTCAACCTAGTAGACTTTAACAAATGGTTTAAGGCAAAGGCAGGTAAAATCTCTAAAACATTAAGAGAAGATGTTGGTTGCTATGAAAAAGTTATTACTCATATCAAGTCAGAATATTCTCTGAAGGATATGACTAATAGCTACAGATGGAGCAACAAGCCTGAACATTCTGATAGGGTCATAGCGGCGAATCTTTTAAATATCTACGGTCTAGAGTATCGTAAGAGCGTACAAGACAAGTCTCTATGCAAGGCTCTAGACGAGTGGCTGATGTTCTACTTCTTTGCAGAAGTGTGTACTGTAGACTACTTTAACATCAAGGCATTTACTAGAAAAGAACTTGAGGCTCAGGTAGATAGTATCTCATCTAATTATGGTATCAAACACACTGCTGCTGATATACATAAAAAGACCAGACTTTTAGAGAATCTTCTTTTTGAGTACAAGAAACTTTATAATCTAGATACTCTGCCAGAAAAAGGTAAGTATAGTGACGAAATCATCAAGACTTTGCCAACAATGGAGAATATTAGAAAAATCTTTAAAGCGGCTATTGACAAGTCACCGATGATGAAGTATATTGTTAGTAGTAACCATGAGATTGACATACAACAGGTCAAGTGCGATCCCATGAGTGTCCATGATACTGGATACGGTAATCGTAACGAATGGTTAAATAAGATTGACGTAGACGGTCTACGGGAATCACTTGGGAAGTTAGTTTAATTTTATTCACAGGAGTTTTGATATGAGTGTTCCTTTTATATGGGTTGACGGTAATTTGACCGTGGTTTTAAAAAGCAAGTCCTATCAGGTTCTTCCAGACCATACAAATTACAAGATGATTGTAGAAGCCCTACCTACTGCAACAGAAGATGAGTTGCTAGAATTGGTAGACATAGAAAAAGCAGTTGCTACTTTTAGTGACGGACAGGTAACGATTGTTAACAGCAAGGTGATGTTTGAAGGTGAAGAAGTTCACGGTAGCATTAGCAAGCGTATCCTAGAGTTTATGAGCAAAGGTCTGCCTTTTCAGCCTCTTGTAAAATTCTTGGACAACCTTATGCAGAATCCAAGTATGCAAAGTCAGCAGGAGTTGTACGACTTCTTGGAGCATGAGAATCTACCTATTACTGAAGACGGTTGTTTCCTTGCGTATAAAGCAGTCAATAGTGATTTTAAAGATAAGTATAGAGGAACATTCGATAATCAGGTTGGACAAGTCTGCGAAATGCGTCGAGCAAAAGTAGACGACAATAGAGGTAGAGGATGTTCTGCTGGGCTTCATGCTGGAGCATTAAATTATGTTGCAGAGTATGGTAGTGTAGATGCTGGTGACAATATCGTGATTGTTAAAATCAATCCTGAAGATGTTGTTAGTGTTCCTAGTGACTGTAACTGTGAGAAACTTCGCACTTGCAAATATGAAGTAGTAGGACTTTATCAAGGGGAATTACCTAAGCCTCTTTATAAAGCAGAGTTTGAAGCAGATACTTATGTAGACGATGATGAATGGTTACTAGAAGAACAAATTGAAGCTGGTTACTGGGATCAGTTTGAAGATGATGAGGACGATTACGAAGAAGAAGAGTGGATGTAAAAAAGTTGACAAGCAGGGTCTACGGGGTATAATGTATTTAGTAGTCCGTTATGCTCCGTAGGCCAAGGGGATATCATGAGTAAGCACGACCCAGAATATAACGAATACGATGATGATGATTATAATTTCTACCCAGAAAAGAAACCACAACAACCATTTAAATTTGATTGGACTGTTTGGGAACAATGGCTAGAAGATGCTTTAAATGACATCATCCAAGAGCAAAACCCAAACACATGGCAAACCACTTGGCATAGCACCCCACCTCCTGTGCCATTAGAAAATCCTGTGAACGATTCCCCCGCTGATATAGAACTAGAACTTCTATACTTCGGGGAGAATCAGTACAACGAAGGTATTTGGAAAACAAAATATCTAAACAATAATTATTTTGATCAGTTTTATAAAAACCATTTCGTGGCACATGCCGCACATATAGTTAGACAACCTCATTATTACCGTGGTCTTTTTGACATGCAGAATTAATTATGGCAAAAAAATTTAATCCAAATGACGATTGGCTTGAGATAGCAGACATAAATGCTTTCTCAGATTATATTAGGAATGTAGTATATATTAATTTTAAAGATGAAGATTTCCAAGATGATGAAATAACTGCCACAGAATGGAATATTGATCTTAATGCTGAGTTAGATAATATCAGTAAAACCGATATGGAAGAAATGGATTCTATACTTGACAAAGACGAAACTCTTGTTATAATTAAGTCAGACTGCAAGAAGATTCGTCACAAACAGACTAAAGAAGTCAAGTACGTGATGAACGACAATATGCTGTATAAGATGATAGAGCATGTCAATCAAAGGATGGTCAGCAATATCATCTCTAAATTGGTGAGCAGTGGACTACTTGAAAGTGCGTTCGACGACGAGCGTAACGAATTTATTTTTTGGAAGAAAGAGGACAAAGATCATGGCAACTCACAGACCGACAAGTTTTGATGAGGTTATTGGACAAAAAGATGTTATTAAACGTCTAAAGATTTCTACATTTGCCTGCAAACAGAAGAGACAACCTCTTCCTCATGTTTTGCTTGATGGGCCTCCCGGTCTAGGCAAAACTACAATAGCGTCAGCTATCGCTACTGAATTAGATAGTGAACTTATTACTGCTAATGCTGCATCTATTCGTAGCGTAGGTAGTATAATGAAGTACTTATACAATGTCACAAGAGATTGTGTTCTTTTTATTGATGAGATTCACAACCTGCCAAAGTTAGTAGAGGAATTTCTATATCCTGTCATGGAAAACTTTGTGGCTAGTGTCGTATTAGATTCTGAGCCAGAAGATATTGATATTCCTCCCTTTACATTAGTAGGTGCTACTACAAGCGGAGGTAGTTTAACCCAACCTTTTTACGATAGGTTCACGATCAAGGAACATTTACAGTTTTATAGTGAGAGTGACCTAGCTAAACTAGCAGGAT